ATCGGGCATTATCTGAACATAAAACACTATCAATAAGTTGGAGTCATTACCAAACGGTTGAAATGTATGCCGCTACTTACGGGTCCTGTAATCCTCTGAATAAACCAGAGGGAAAAGATGATTTCGACAAAATTTACCGCTTCTTGGAGGACCGCTATATCAAAAGCTTAGAGGACGCAGGGATCAAATCCCCAGTGAAGTCACCATTGTCCTGAGAACTTGCAGAACGTCATGATCATAACTTCCATCCAAACCGCGACGGCGAATTGCTTCTCGTATTACCGGAAGCAGTTCGCTGGAAATCTCGGTGCATATTTCACCTGATAATACGCTTGGCTCAAGTGAGAATATTGGTGAACTTACGGTCTTGGTCTCGACAGTTTCAGAGTCAGTGCCAACATTATAAAGCTCAACGAAAGCGGTCTTGATTTTCCGGGCCAGATCTTTTGCTGGCTCGCTTGCAATATCTTTCCCGATTTCTCGCAGCACAGAATGCAATGTATGAGCTGCTGTTTTCTGTACATCAGACGGTAAATCTTTAAATTCCATCGTCAGCCTCATCAGTCAGTGTTTCTGGCTAACCAGCAACGCGCGCCAGATTCGGTTTTAAACGTTTTGCTTTTGGTATACGTCATGGCGGTAAACGTTCCATCCTGGTTAGGGAACACGCCGCACACCAGAGATTCGTTGTTGCCAAGATCGATAGTATCCATGCTGACCTCATTTCCCCTTAACGCCGGGGTGGCGGAACAAAAAACCTGCTGCATAGTTAAAGATTGAACCCTGCCGTCATGTTCTTACGCCTCGGGCTGGCTACTTAACCCCTGACCACTGTCTGGTAACTCGAAGTATTGCCCTGCATTCTGTGGGGCGGGGTGGGTTGACGCCTGAAACAATAGCATCATTATTTTTTTTGATGTAAATAGCATCGCTATTGTTTTTTGTTGGGGCAAGAAAAAACCACCCTAAGGTGGTTCTGTCGGCGGGAATAATTAACTGTTTTTGCCTGGATACTGTCTTCGAGAATGCACAATATTTACTACTTCTATGCTTGATGCTGTTACTCGGTAAAGGATGATGTAGTTAGGATGAGTTACAATTTCACGAAGACCAAGAACTCGCTCGCTTGGAGGATACAGGTAAGGATGCTCTGTGAGCGGCAAAACGGATGTTTCAATTCGAATTTTCATTCTGCGTGCTGCCGCGGGATTTTCTTTAGCTATGTAGGCTACGATCTGGCGCAAATCATCACGAGCAGATGGTAGCCATAAAACGGGTAACATTATTCACCTCTGTGAGTTGCAGCAGCAATTTGGGCAATAATTTGTTCCATTTCCGCCATTACCTCATCATGCGGAATCGCCGGGCGGGGATCCGCGAGGCTTGCTGCTACTTTGGCCCGCAGCCATTCGTTGTAACTATTTTCTTGCTCAACTGTCTCAAATTCTGAAACCATTGGGGAAAGGACTGTACTCATTTTACATATCTCCTCTGATTTAGGCGCGACGGCCTTTTTGTGCAGCTAACCACCGCGCAACCGTACGATCCATTGATTCTTTTTTATCTTTCATCTCCTGAAGCATGTGTTCTTGATCTTCTTTCGGAAAAGCTCTGAACGTATGGATTAAATCTCGTTCCATCGGCTCTACGGCAAACGGTAGTTCATCCTCTGTTTGTTCTGTGTCTGCTGGTAATGCGACTATGTTATCTTGCTGTGGTTCTCGACAATACATCCTTGCAATTTGCAGCAAATCTACCATGTCTGGCCTGATTGACTCAGGGGGAACTTTCAGTAAGCCAGCAAACTTTAGAACAGCCTCAAGGTTTAGTGGGGTTTGACCATTTAGGTAGTGACTTACCGCCCCTTGTGTTGAAAACCCCATAATTTCCGCCGCACGTTCCTGAGTCAATCCCAACTGAGATTTCTTTGCCATCCAGATTTCTTTCAGTCTTCTGGCGGCGTTGAGGTCGGTGTCTGACAATGATTTTCTTTTCATACATCCAATTCTAATAAGATTGCTAATCACTTTGAAATAGTATCACTATTTACTTTTAAAAATAACAGTGCTATTAATTATGCATTGGTAACACATCACATAGGGCGGATTATGAATCTTGGAGAATATTTGCATCATTTTCATATAACCCAGAGTTCATTTGCTGAGATTGTTGGCGCATCCCAAGGGATGGTCAGCCACGTTATAACGGGGCGTGCAAAACTTACAGGAGAAAAAATATTACGTTGGTGTGAAGCAACGGGATGGGTGGTGACCCCACATGAGATTGACAGTAAAACCTACCCCAACCCAACTGACGGCTTGCCTGCTGAGTTTCAGGCTAACACACAACCATCGGCGGGGGTTGATTCATGAAAATCAAGCATGAACACATCCGCATGGCGATGAAAGCCTGGGCGCATCCGGACGGTGAAAAAGTTCCGGCAGCTGAAATAACCAGGGTTTATTTCGAACTGGGAATGACGTTTCCGGTTCTGCATAACGACAGCAAGCACAACACGCTTTATCTCAACACCCAAAAGATTTTCCGTTGGCTGGATAAAGACACCCCTGACGCTGTTGAAAAAATTCAGGCGTTGTTACCTGCGATCGAAAGGGCAATGCCACCTCCGCTGGTGGCTCGAATGCGCAGCCACAGTTCAGCTTATTTTCGGGAACTGGTGGAGACGCATGAACGACTGGTGAGAGACGCTGATGATTTTGTCGCAGTGGCAATCGCCGGTTTCAATCAGATGAACCGTGGTGGCCCGGCAGGAAATGCTGTGGCAGTACATTGACTGACAATAGCCATATCGAATCGCTCCCGGCAACTCGTGAGTAAAAAGATTCGGTATCAGAAGAGGTGAGTATGGCTAACGCCTGGCTCAGATTATGGCATGACATGCCAAATGACCCTAAGTGGCGAACAATTGCCAGGGTGTCAGGGCAGCCAATTGCAACAGTGATGGCAGTGTATATCCACCTCCTGGTGAGCGCGTCACGAAATGTCACGCGAGGTCACATTGATGTCACGACAGAAGATTTGGCAAGTGCGCTCGACGTGACAGAAGAGGTAATTGATTCAATTTTGCAGACGATGCAGGGGCGGGTACTTGATGGTGATTTAATCACTGGATGGGAAAAACGCCAGGTGCTTAAAGAGGACAACGGCAATATTTCGCAAACCGCAAAATCTCCTGCAGAGCGCAAGAGGGCGCAGCGAGAGAGGGAAAGAAAGCGGGAACAAAATGGCGATTGTCACGGCGCGTCACGAAATGTCACGCACATGTCACGACGAGTCACGACAGATACAGATAAAGATACAGATAAAGAAGATCAAAACACTATGGTCCATGGCGTAAAAAACGCCACGAACCAGGCAGGGGATGTTCAGACCGTCAATCCTGGTCAGCCAGCAGGCTCGACACCGGAAGCCGATTCAGCGTATGCGCTGAAAGCCGATTCGGGCGCTGTGCAGCAGGTGATGACCGCAAGGCCGGAGCAATCACTCCAACTGCAGCAGCCTGAAGCCGATTCCGCCATTCAGCGGGAAGCCGATCGGGTAGCCCCGGAAAACACCGGGCAGCCTGTGGGACGAGTGGATTATCCGGATGTGTTCGAACAGGTCTGGCGGGAATACCCGTTGCGTGCCGGGGCAAACCCGAAGAAATCCGCATTCAGTGCCTGGAAGGCCAGATTGCGCGAGGGGGTGCCACCAGAGACCATGCTGGATGGTGTGAGGCGTTACGCGAGATACCTGGCGGCGACCGGGAAAGCGGGAACGGAATTTGTTCAGCGAGCGACGACGTTTTTTGGGCCGGACCGGAATTTTGAAAACCCCTGGTTGCTCCCGGTAAGCGGCACGAACAACCAGCGTTGTGTGAATCATATTTCTGAACCGGATACCGAAATTCCGCCGGGATTCAGGGGGTGATGTGGCATGAAAAACATTGCGGCAGCCGGGGTTCTTGAACGTATTCACAGACTTGCACCACAGGGGGCGGTTCCACCGTACCGGACGGTGGAGGAGTGGCGGGAATGGCAACTTGCTGAAGGACGAAAACGCAGCGAGGAGATTAACCGCCAGAATCGCCAGTTGCGGGTGGAAAAAATCCTGAATCGTTCGGGCATCCAGCCTCTGCACAGCAAATGCTCGTTTGCGAATTATCAGGTGCAGAACGACGGGCAAAAATACGCGCTGAGCCAGGCCAAATCCATAGCTGACGAACTGATGACCGGGTGCACGAATTTTGTGTTCAGCGGTAAAACCGGCACCGGGAAAAATCACCTTGCAGCGGCGATGGGTAACCGGCTGATGGCGAAGGGGCGCAGCGTGATTATCGTCACCGAGTCTGATGTCATGAGCGTGTTGCATGACAGCTACGACAACGGCAAATCCGGTGAAAAATTTTTACAGGAGCTTTGCGGGGTTGATTTGCTGGTCCTGGATGAAATAGGCATTCAGCGGGAGACGAAAAACGAGCAGGTGGTATTGCACCAGATAATTGATCGCCGGACAGCATCACTGTGCAGTGTCGGGATGTTAACAAACCTGAATCATGCCGCAATGAGCACGCTTCTTGGTGAGAGGATTATGGACCGCATGACCATGAACGGTTGTCGGTGGGTGACGTTTAACTGGGATAGCTGGCGTTCAAATGTCAGCTTTCCGGGAGTTGTGAAGTAATTTTTGTTGGAGGATGTTTTAATGGAAACTGTATTTGACGCACTGAAAGCACTGAAAAGAGCCTCTTCACATGTGGTGGCGTCCCGCCTTGGAATCAGCCGTGAAGATGCGGTCAACGAACTGTGGAAACTGAAGCGCCGTGGTGAAGCGGATAACAAGGGTTCGATGTGGTGGCTGATTCAGGCTGGTGAAAGTGAACCAGTGTCACCGGTACCGAAAGTGACAGCGCAAATGCTGACTGAGGCGATTGAACAACATGGCCCACAAACGGCGGATGAGCTGGCACTGATGTTCGGGATTACCTCCCGCCGGGCGAATTCATCGCTGGCCATGGCAATCAGCAAAGGGCGTCTGATTCGCGTGAATCAGGGCGGTAAATTTCGGTACTGCATACCGGGCGCTGATTTACCGGCAGAGCCGAAAGCCGCATCCATAGCGGAAACGGATGGTAAAGTCTTTCCTCAGCCAGCAGGTGTTGCGTTACCGGTACAGGAAGCTGCAACACAGGAAGAAATTAAAACAGAAACTGTGGCGGACATTGTGCAGTCGTTGCCATCGTTCACCGAAACGCAAGCGGATGACCTGGTTTTACCATCGCTGCATATGGCAAACCGCGAACTGCGTCGGGCGAAAAGTCATGTCCAGAAGTGGGAGCGTGTCTGCGCCGCGTTGCGGGAGCTGAACAAGCACCGGGATATTGTTCGACAGATTGTCGATTCCTCCGGTCGTATTGTGTCGGAAAAGTGATTGCCGGGGGCGCTTATGGCAAAAGTATTTACACAGGAAGAGCGGGAAAAAATTAAGGGGCAGGTTGTTGAACTCGTACGCCAGAGTGGGCGCGAGACGTTACGACAACTGGAAGCTAAAACCGGGGCGACAAGATATTTAATAAGCGTTCTCGCCAGAGAGCTGGTTGCCAGTGGGGATGTATACAACTCTGGCTACGGGTTATTCCCGTCTGAACAGGCTCGTAAGGACTGGCAAAACGCCCGCAAAAAACTCTCGAGGGCAAAGCTGAAGAAACCATCTGTGGTTGATCCGGACCTTATCTGGTCATTACCGGACGGAGAAATACGCCGCTACGACAGACATCAGAACATAATCTGTCGCGAGTGCCGGAAGAGTGAAGTTATGCAGCGTGTACCGGCTTTCTATCAGGGTGATTTTCAGGAGGCGGTACTGTGAGTGAAATTAGCTATCAGGCTTCAATTACCGCTGGCATTCGCATCAAAGGAGAGGAGCATGGAAATAAAACCAGAAGATGAGTTAAGCAATATTGTTTTATTTCCGGTAAAAGAGGATAACCCTCGTAATCAGGTTAATTTTCTTTATGAGCCATCGGAAAGACCATATTGCCATCACGCTTCTGTCCGGGTTGACGAAAAAGAGCGTCAGGTCCGCTGTAAAATCTGCGGTGCGGTTGTGGAGCCGTTTGACTGGATGCTCTCTGTGGCGAAAAGAGAAACCAGACTGGCAGATGATGTAAGGCTCTTGCGCCAGGAGGAGCGGGAAAGGCGAAAAAATATAGAAAAGCTAATCCAGATTGAGCGTAACGCGAAAGCGCGGATACGCAGGGCGACAAAATCCAGAACTGAATAATTAAATTTAGCACTGTTAAAAATTTAATCCTTAATAACCTTTTTATTCTTTGCCACGGGTTCCGTGGCGGGAGATTATGCCGCGTGAACATGAAGATGAGGTGTACTGGCAATAGCGGACACTACCATTTGTTCTTTTTTTAAGCAGCCATCTGATGATATTTTTCCCTGAAGGCTGCCGGGGAGATATTCCCCAGACGAGAGTGACGACGCTGACGATTGTAGAAAATCTCAATGTATTCCCGTATTACTGAGATGGCTTCATCCCGGTTATTAAAACGATAGTGGCTCAGGCTCTCATTTTTCAGCGTTCCCCAGAAGCTTTCCATCGGAGCGTTGTCGTAACAGTTACCTTTACGCGACATTGATGTTTTCAGACCAGACTGCTCCTGTATGACCCGGTAATCGTATGCGCAGTACTGTGAACCTCGATCAGAGTGGTGGATTAGCCCGGCAGGTGGGCGCTGGCTCCTGAGCGCCATAAACAGGGCTTTACCTGTCAGCTCTTTTGTCATGCGCTCTCCCATGGCGTAGCCGACAATTTCGCACGTATAAACATCTTTGATGCCAGCGAGGTACAACCATCCCTCCTGTGTGGCAACATACGTCAGGTCCGCCACCCAGACCTGATTTGGTGCTGTAGGAGCGAACGTCTGGTTCAGCAGATTTGGCGCAACTGGCAGATTGTGGTTCGAGTTCGTAGTCGCTCTGAACTTGCGTTTCTGCTTACAGCGTAGCCTTAGCTCCTTACGAAGACGTGCCAGTCGGTCACGACCAACGATGATGCCATTCTCTGCCAGCTCCGTCTGGAGCCGCCGGGTTCCATATGTTTCGCGAGTGCGGATATGTGCCACCTTAATCTCCAGTTTTAGCCGCTCATCACTTTGTTTTCTGTCTGAGGGTTCATGCTGTACCCAGTTGTAATAACCGCTCCTGGATACACCAAATACCTGACACATCGCTTCAATGGGAAATTGTTGTCGCCATTGTTCGATTAACGCGTATTTTTCAGCGACTCCTGTGCAAAATACGCTGTTGCTTTTTTTAATATATCTCGCTCAAGGCGAGCTTCATTTAACGCCTTACGCAGTTGCAGAATTTCAGATTCCAGTTCAGCCACCGTGCGGGAACCAGGAGTACCGAGCCCTTTTCTGGCGGCGGTAACCCATTGTCCTAAAGTGCCTTCAGGAAGAGATAATCGGGAAGCGCCTTCACTGATCGAAAGTTGATTTTCAAGAACCGTTCTGACAGCTTCGGCTTTGAACTCTTTAGAGTAACGTTGGGTTTTTCTGCTCATTATTAGCTCCTTCTGATGCCATTCTATTTCAGGAAGGAGTGTCCGTTAAACTCAGGCTACCTCAGGTTATTCGCTTCTGGGCATGGGCGGATCAACAAATGATAGACGGTAATGCAGATTGTAACGCTCGCGGCGTTACAAAAAGTGCAATAGATCGCATCACTTTTATGTCTGGTTTTGCTGATGCGTTAATTCAGGTTGGATGGCTGGTCGAAAATGACGGAGGGCTTTCTCTACCTAACTTTGAACGTCATAACGGAAAAAGCTCTAAAAAAAACGGGCGGTTACAAACGAGCGAGTAACAAAAATACGCGAACTGAAACGAAAAGGTAACGCTGCCAGCGTTACACAAACGGATCAAAAAGCGTTACCAGAGGAAGAGGAAGAGGAAGAGGAAGAGGAAGAGGAAGAGGAAGAGGAAGATCTAAATACTGATCTCCCCCTCGCCAAAAACGAGCGTCTAAAAAATTCGAGCCGGAGGCTATTGAGCTGCCCGATTGGTTGCCGGAAACACTCTGGCATGAGTGGGTCCGGTTCAGACAGGCATTGCGAAAACCGATTCGAACGGAGCAGGGCGCTAACGGGGCGATACGGGAACTGGAAAAATTCCGTCAGCAGGGTTTTACACCTGAGCAGGTGATTCGACACAGCATCGCCAATGAATACCAGGGCCTGTTCGCGCCGAAAGGTGTTCGGCCTGAGACGTTGCTCCGACAGGTTAACACCGTCTCGTTGCCGGACAGTGCGATCCCGCCAGGCTTCAGGGGGTAACGGACCATGAAAAATATTGCGACAGGCGGCGTTCTGGAACGCATCCGCCGACTGACCCCGCCACATGTAACCGCCCCATTCAGAACGGTAGCGGAGTGGCGCGAGTGGCAACTTGCTGAAGGCCAGAAACGTAGCGAGGAGATCAACCGCCTGAATCGCCAGTTGCGGGTGGAAAAAATTCTGAATCGCTCAGGCATCCAGCCGTTGCACCGTAAATGCTCGTTTGCGAATTACCAGGTGCAGAACGACGGCCAGCGATACGCGTTAAGCCAGGCGAAATCCATCGCCGATGAACTGATGACCGGGTGTACAAATTTTGCGTTCAGCGGAAAACCTGGTACCGGGAAGAATCACTTAGCGGCAGCTATCGGGAATCGCCTGCTGAAAGACGGTCAGACAGTGATTGTGGTTACCGTGGCTGATGTTATGAGCGCCCTGCACGCCAGCTATGACGACGGGCAGTCAGGCGAAAAATTTTTGCGGGAGCTGTGCGAAGTGGATCTGCTGGTTCTTGATGAAATTGGCATTCAGCGCGAGACGAAAAACGAGCAGGTGGTGCTGCACCAGATTGTTGATCGCCGGACAGCGTCGATGCGCAGCGTGGGGATGCTGACAAACCTGAACTATGAGGTGATGAAAACATTGCTCGGCGAGCGGGTGATGGATCGCATGGTCATGAACGGCGGGCGCTGGGTGAATTTTAACTGGGAGAGCTGGCGTCCGAATGTTAGCCATTCGAGGGTTGTTAAGTAGTTTCAGGAGGATTTATGGCGAAACCTTTTACTCCCGAACAGCGGGAAGAACTGAAGACGCGAATTGTGGAACTCGTGCATCAGGACGGTCGGGTCACGATTCGGCAGTTGTCAGATGAAACAGGTATCAGTCGTGCGTCTGTCGGTCGCTTATGCATAGAACTGGTCGCAAGTGGTGATGTATATAATTCTGGCTACGGCTTATTCCCGTCTGAACAGGCTCGCAAGGACTGGCAAAGCGCCCGCAAAAAACTCTCGAGAGTAAAGGTGAGGAAACCGGTTGTTGTTGATCCGGACCTTATCTGGTCATTACCTGACGGAGAAATACGCCGCTACGACAGGCGCCTGAATATAATCTGTCGCGAGTGCCGGAAGAGCGAAGCTATGCAGCGTGTACTGGCTTTCTATCAGGGTAATTTTCAGGAGGCGATACTGTGAATGAAATTAGCTATCAGGCTTCAATTACCGCTGGCATTCGCATCAAAGGAGAGGAGCATGGAAATAAAACCAGAAGATGAGTTAAGCAATATTGTTTTATTTCCGGTAAAAGAGGATAACCCACGTAATCAGGTTAATTTTCTTTATGAACCATCGGAAAGACCATATTGCCATCACGCCTCTGTCCGGGTTGACGAAAAAGAGCGTCAGGTCCGCTGTAAAATTTGCGGTGCAGTTGTGGAGCCATTTGACTGGATGCTCTCTGTGGCGAAAAGAGAAACCAGACTGGCAGATGATGTAAGGCTATTGCGCCAGGAGGAACAGGAAAGGCGGAGAAATATAGAAAAGCTGATACAGATTGAGCGTAACGCGAAAGCGCGGATACGCGGTAATGACTCCAACTTATTGATAGTGTTTTATGTTCAGATAATGCCCGATGACTTTGTCATGCAGCTCCACCGATTTTGAGAACGACAGCGACTTCCGTCCCAGCCGTGCCAGGTGCTGCCTCAGATTCAGGTTATGCCGCTCAATTCGCTGCGTATATCGCTTGCTGATTACGTGCAGCTTTCCCTTCAGGCGGGATTCATACAGCGGCCAGCCATCCGTCATCCATATCACCACGTCAAAGGGTGACAGCAGGCTCATAAGACGCCCCAGCGTCGCCATAGTGCGTTCACCGAATACGTGCGCAACAACCGTCTTCCGGAGACTGTCATACGCGTAAAACAGCCAGCGCTGGCGCGATTTAGCCCCGACATAGCCCCACTGTTCGTCCATTTCCGCGCAGACGATGACGTCACTGCCCGGCTGTATGCGCGAGGTTACCGACTGCGGCCTGAGTTTTTTAAGTGACGTAAAATCGTGTTGAGGCCAACGCCCATAATGCGTGCAGTTGCCCGGCATCCAACGCCATTCATGGCCATATCAATGATTTTCTGGTGCGTACCGGGTTGAGAAGCGGTGTAAGTGAACTGCAGTTGCCATGTTTTACGGCAGTGAGAGCAGAGATAGCGCTGATGTCCGGCAGTGCTTTTGCCGTTACGCACCACCCCGTCAGTAGCTGAACAGGAGGGACAGCTGATAGAAACAGAAGCCACTGGAGCACCTCAAAAACACCATCATACACTAAATCAGTAAGTTGGCAGCATCACCAAGATGAGTTAAGCAATATCGTTTTATTTCCGGTAAAAGAGGATGACCCTCGTAATCAGGTTAATTTTCTTTATGAGCCATCGGAAAGACCATATTGCCATCACGCCTCTGTACGGGTTGACGAAAAAGAGCGTCAGGTCCGCTGTAAAATCTGCGGTGCGGTTGTGGAGCCGTTTGACTGGATGCTCTCTGTGGCAAAAAGAGAAACCAGACTGGCAGATGATGTAAGGCTATTGCGCCAGGAGGAACAGGAAAGGCGGAGAAATATAGAAAAGCTGATACAGATTGAGCGTAACGCGAAAGCGCGGATACGCAGGGCGACAAAATCCAGAACTGAATAATTAAATTTAGCACTGTTAAAAATTTAATCCTTAACCGGAGGGATTTCTGCACCCTCAAATCATCAGGAGACCGCCCGAAAGGGCGGTAATGAATGGTTACATTATTTAGAAAAAAATATCCGCGAAAGAGTAGAACAACAGAATTCCTGTTTCTCATTCTGTTTATCGTGTTGATGACACCGATATCCCCGCTAATTTTTGTCTGGATAATCGGAAAAATAATTGAGCCAGTTATTGAATTGTATAACGACGTGGTATGGGCGTCATTCAACACACTGCACAATAAAATTAATCCGTATAAGGAAAGCTGATATGGCACTGACGAAAAAACAACGTGCAGAACTGCGCATGAAGTTCGGTGGTCGCTGCGCTTATTGCGGCTGCGAACTTGGCGAAAAGTGGCATGCAGACCATGTAAAACCGGTCATTCGTTTTGATGGAAATATGCTTCACCAGGAACGTGACGATATATCCAACATGGTACCAGCATGCCACCCATGCAATCTGCACAAGCATTGCAGTAGCCTGGAAGATTATCGACGAATTATCAGTGATGGTCGTCGTGAATTCCTTGCGTCCGGGAAAGGCAAAGCGCTGGTTCGTATGGGATTGGTTGAAATGAAATCTGACCCGGTTGTGTTCTGGTTTGAAAAATATCAAGAAGGGGCTACGGCATGACCACTATTACCAAAGAGCGACTGCAATGGCTGGCTAACATTTCTGGCCGCGATGATATTGACGATATAGACGGCGGTGAAATTCGTGAACTGGCGCTTATCGCTCTGGCATCACTGGAAGCAGAGCCTGTAGCGGAATGCATTGTTGAAGATGGGGGCATGTGTATTGACGGGTTCGGTGAGTATGTGGGTCACTCGCTGCCTGATGGAATGCATGAGCTTTATGCTGCCCCGCGAATGCGACAACCTGATGGATGGAAAGCCGTAGCTGTAGCGTGGAAGGTGACGTTTACTCAAGTTGACCAGGAATCTAATACGTTCACTGCTATATATTTTGACAAAGCGGAAGTTGAGTGTTGGGTACGACTGCATAAAGCATGTGATTTTCGGGCAGATATAACACCGCTTTACGCAGCGCCGGCAGTGCCGGTTGCAGTAAACGACGACATGGCTTACGCATTCCATCACGCACTGTCAGATTCATCGCTTGGCTCTGATGAAATCGAAGAAATTAAAACCGGTTTGCGTGCTGCCTTTGCCAACGTCACTATCCAACCAGAGCCGATAGTGCCGGATGAAATCGGGCCAAACGATAGTAATACGTTTGATTATGTTGATGGCTGGAACGCCTGCCGCGCTGCCATGCTTAAGGGAGATAAATAATGATTAATCGAACCAAACTGGAGCACATTCTCGAATATGCCAGGCAGCAGAAATGTATTGGGCAACTTTGTAAAATTCCACCAGGAGATATGGTTGAAATCGTGGAAATGGCCATGCGTAAGGCTGGCAACTCTCCGGTAGCTCCGGCTGGCTGGATAAGCTGTAGTGATGCAGTTCCTGCTGAATATTGCGATGTGATTCTTCTCGATGATCTCGGGAATGTATTCCCCGGTTCCTGGGATAAGGTTTTTTGCCCCACTCGTGGCGGGAATAAGATGGCTTTTGTGGACAAAGACGGCGTTGAAGTAGAGAGCTCAACTCACTGGATGCCGCTACCGGAACCACCGCAGGAGGTGAATCAATGACCTGGCCTGAGGCATTCACCACGGTAGGAATTGCGATGGCGGTGGCGCTGGTGGTGTATTCGATTTGCCGTTGGGGTTAACAAACAAAAACCCCGGATTGATGGTCCGGGGTTTTTGAAGGAAACAAAACAGAAACAGCAATTGCCGTTACCTGTTGTTACCATGGCAAGTAAACGTATCTCAGGCGAGCGCATTGCGCCGTTCTGACGCAGATAAACTAGCCTGGATAGATGGTGCTGGCAATAAAAAATAGCGTTTTCTTATCGGTGTCGGTAAGATTGCTGCGGGTGCTTGAGGCTGTCTGCCTCGGGTATGTCACTGTAAGGCAGACAGAGAAAAGCCCCAGTTAACATTACGCGTCCTGCAAGACGCTTAACATTAATCTGAGGCCCAATCTATGTCTCACAAATGTAGGTTAGCCTCTTACGTGCCGAAAGGCAAGGAGAAGCAGGCTATGAAGCAGCAAAAGGCGATGTTAATCGCCCTGATCGTCATCTGTTTAACCGTCATTGTGACGGCACTGGTAACGAGGAAAGACCTCTGCGAGGTACGAATCCGAATCGGCCAGACGGAGGTCGCTGTTTTCGTAGACTACGAATCTAGAGAGTAAGAGTGACCAGGCGGGAGAGTAATCTCCCGCCACCTTTGATGTGTCAGGCATCCTCAACGCACCCGCACTTAACCCGTTTCGGCGGTTTTTTTGGTAATGACTCCAACTTATTGATAGTGTTTTATGTTCAGATAATGCCCGAT